ATCTATAATCTTAGTTCCCACTGTGACTTTATTATCATTAAATTGTTGATTAATAGAACCAGTAAATGGTTGAATAGGTTCTGCAGAAGATTCAAAGTTATAAACTGGAGAATCTGATGTTACAGTATTATAATCTGTTTGGTCTAAACTATTGTTAAAATATAAAGACCTATCTCTAAAATACTTCAATACTTTAGTGTCAGAATCATATGATGCCACGTATCCTTTGGCAACGTTGCCACTTGCTAAATTTTGTGTAATTTCTCCTCCAATAACTGGAGGAGAACCATTAAAATTATCTTCCAATTTGATAGAATAAAGTGATGAATACTGGTTTTCTGTAAAAATAGTAGTATCTGAAGAAAATGTGGTTGGATTTTTTATAATTCCAACCTGGGAAAATTTAGTATCTGTTGGAAAATCTTTAGTTGAATCATCAAATCTAGCATATGTTAATACTTTATCTGTTCCTAATTCAGTATAGATATCATATCCATGACCTTTAGATGGTGGAATGATTGGTATTAATTTTGCAGGATTCGATAGACTTCCTCCAGGTTGAAGACTTCCTAAATCAACGATTGCCCAAGTATATCCATAACCTCCTGCAACAACAGTAGTAGAAATTATCGATCCACTACTGTCAACTGTAATTGATACTTTACCCCCAACACCATCACCAACAATATCAACTACGCCTGAACTATATCCAGATCCACCATCTGCAATATATACTTTTTTAATTTGATTTGGATTTGTAGCACTAGAATTTCCATTCTCTCTTACGCTTACAATTTGAGTATCTGTAGATGTTGTCCAGTTATTAGGAACAACAACATACTCTGTTGAGTCAAATTTTATAATATCACTTGGAGAAACTGTAAATAGGTACTTCCATACATATCCATCTCCACTAGTTCCAGCAGAAGAAGGTTCTAAATCTGTAAATGTAGGTTCATCTTGCGACTTACCTCCCTTTAAATTAGTGCCTGAAGAACCATTGTCTATGCAAATATAAACTTTATAGTCGCTATTAATTACATAATAATTTGCATCATATAATCTACTCAAATCTGAATTTGGTGCCCTATTGACAATACTATAATCATGCCTATACATATCGTAGGATGTATTAGAAGCCCAAGTAACCTTTCTTATTAATCTTCTAATGTTACTACTTGTTATTTTTTTACCAAATAAAGATGTATCTTTATAGTGATAATAATAATCAAGATTATCTGTTGGGTTTGGAATATTTGTATCCCAATTGGTGGTTCTTCCAAACCCAACTTGAGATGGATTGACCAATCCTAAGAAAATATAATAAGAATCACTGTCATTTGTTACAGAATTTATAAAATTGGTTGCATTTAGTATTCTAAACTGGTCTGTTACTATTGCTGCCATATTGATATTTTTTAGATATTTATAATAGTTTTGGAAGAGCTCCAGTATTTCTAAGACCAGTTCCCCTTCTTTGAATTGTTGCAAAAGTTGATAATCCAACATCAACAGTATTGCCAGTTACCCCTATTGAAATTGGTGAATTGGATCTACTGAACCCAGACAACCTACCCCAAGAGAATTTGCCTACTGGATTTGATATACTTCCGGTAGTTGCAAGTCCAACTATAGATGTATTAGACTTTATGTTGCAAGTAATGATTCCCAGAGATCCGCTAGAATATAATTGATGAATATAATAAATATTGTCCAAGAATGTCGTACCGATTCCAACTACTGCAGAATTTGAATTATCAATAGAAGTTACTCCAGTTCCAACTTTAGTATCAAAAATATAAATTGGATATCCAACTTGTAATTCGGCATAAGATGCGGCATCGGCATTCAAATAGAACTTAAGTGCTAATGGATTTCCACCACTACCGGTTGTAGTTGTAATACCAGTAATGATACCAGAGAATCCATTGATTAAAGAAATATTTGTAATATTTTCATATGTTGGATCTGGAAGTGGAACAATAACTCCCGGTGGTGCTCCAACACTATAACCTAATCCGGGATTTGTAATTGTAATTGGAGTTGTTAAAGATCCTGCAGCAGAGACTGTAATAGTCGCGGTTGCAATAGACCCAATACCAATACCACCCATAGGCAATGAAGTCAAAATGCCAACGGTTGATGGTGCAGCAATCTTAACAGCAACTGATGTTCCAATGTATCCACTTCCGGGGTTAGTAATTGATAGGGATTGAATTGTTCCTGCAATAGAAACTATTGCAGTTACTCCAGCAGATACTGGATCGGCAACACCAGAAACAATTAAAGCATTAAAAGTATCTGGAGCATCAAAATCAAAAAATTCTGCATTATCTACAAATATTTCATCAACTGTTGTTGAAAAATCTTTAATAACTTTTGCAGTTGGGTATACTAAAGATTCAATAGAATCTCTGGTTTTATAAACATTTTCTCCATTGATTTTTCTATCAACTTTTTGCTTAATCCAACTTAATGGTTTATAATTTTCAGTATCTACTCCTTGATCGGAATACAAATTAGTTTCAAATTTATCAGAAAAAGATAAGTCAAATATTATTCTATTATTTTGTGTTATTGTTGTTGGGAATTCGTTATTTTTTAAAACTTGTACCGTATCTCCCTTTTTTAAGGTTTCATTTATACTAGTAATTAATTCACTATCATCACCTGCAGTCCCTCTGTAGAAGAAAACTGCAATGTTATCTTCTGACTTAGGTGCAGTTGTAAATACAAAGCTTGTTCCCCCATCAAATTGGTATGCAACTCCAGGATCTTGAATTACTCCATTTATAACGATTAGTAGTGCATTAGCAAGATTTACCTGAGAACCCTCTAAAGATTCAAAACTCAATAATTCATCATTATAATACAGTGGAAATCTTGTTCTAACTCCATCCTGATAATTTTTAATAGAATCAATATAATCAAATTCCCCAAACTGCCAGGCAGCAAAAGAATCCGTAAATGTATCGATAACGGTCAATTTAAATTCATCTAATGGAGATGCTAATCTTGCATCAGTAACTAATCCAACAGGTCTAAATACATCTCCTCTTTGGAATGAATACCCTTGTCTTGAAATACTAAATTTAGTTACTTCAAAATATGTTGACCCTATTCCAGTTGTAGAGCTTGCTCCGACTTCAACATTAACTAAAAGACCGATTCCAGTATCTGTTGTTGTTCCAATTCCTAATCTGGATACTCCAACAACTTCAAGATTTTCATAAGAAGGTTCTGAAACAAATACTTGGGGATTTGTATATCCAGTTCCACCAGAGACAACTGTAAATGATAATGTTCCGCCAGCACCTACAGATGCTGCAATATTTGCAACTGCACCAGTATGATTATTTTCATATACCGATACTCCTATAGATACAATACCATTGTACCCTGAACCAAGATTATCATTGGTCCCTAAACCAACTGAAACAATACTACCACCAACTCCAACAACAGCAGTTACTGCTGCACCTACAAGTGGTGCATACCCCAATCCAGTAGATGATCCTAATGATATAATTATCCCACCTCTGGGAGTTTGGTTTTGGTTCACATCAAATTCTGAAGTGAAGACATCTAAAGTATTTGCTGATGTAATACCAGAAAATACTACGCTAGATATTCCTAAAATAGAATTTTCAATAATTCTAAAATTATTATTTGGATTATTAAGAGTTGTTGGTGTTTGGAAAACACTATTAATAAATAAAATTCCATTACTTCCAGTAGATCCTAATCCTACGGTATTTGCTCCACCAACCGTTAATGTGAAGGTTCTTCCAATTCCAGTAAATTGCTCCGAAATATCATCATATATTTGATTTGTTGTATAATCATTTCTAAGAAAAACTCTTCCAGTAAAATCAGATGTTTCGAAAGTTAAATTTCTAGTGTCTCTTTCTATCTGTGGATTTCCTCTTGGAGCTTCAGTAAAGAAAATATCATTGTTAACAATGTTATAAGATCCTTTATAAACCCTAGCTTCTGCAGAATCTGTATGTGTTGTTGCAGAAGACCCAACAAATCCTCTAGTAACTTGAACTAATTTAATTGTTCCAGTATTTGTAATTGGACCGACATTAGTTGTTCCAAAACCAACATTAATAATCTCCATATATTCATTATCAACTTTAAGAATATCTTTAGGTGCTAAGGTAGATATGCCACTTAAAGATATTATTGACGAACCTGAACTTACTTGTCCAGATAAATTATGAGATATTGGAGTAAATAATAATGGATACTGAACTAAATTATCAATTGTAATAATTACTTTTTCATTTTTCTTAAACATTTCAAGTTGATGTGAATTTCCCTCACCATATGAAGTAAATGTAACACCTATTCCTAAAGATGCATAATCTTTTCTTGTAGATAATTTAAAAGTATCATTTGATAGTTTAATTACATAAACATCAGAGGGTAGTAGTGTAGTGACAATTCCAACTGAATTTAAAGTTGCACCAATCCCAACTGCACTTGCACCAACTCCGATAAATGTTGATTTTGGAGTATATATTATTTTTTCTTGCGGACTAAAAAAGTGATTTTGTATTGTAAATACTCCAGTTGCCGGATTTAGTATGGATGAATCCGACGGATTAAATGTCTTTACAAAAATTGGAATTCCATCAGAAGTTAAATTAAATTGAGTCTTATTAATTCTATCTCCATTAATTGCATCATAAAATTTAAGATCAATATGCTCAGTTACTGTACCATAATTAAGATCTGGTGGAGTATTTAACTGGTCAAGACTTGTATATAAGCATTGATTAAATGATAAAATATTTACCTTGGCAGTTATTGATGCATCTGGGTAGAATTTTAAAGTAAAGTTATTTCCTTCATATTCACCACCAAAAGTTCCAATTCCTAGGTTATTTTCTGCAGAAAGAAAAGCTGATTGCTGAACATAAATGTTAGTTTCATCTTGCACTAACATAATTTGATGAAGAGCACTTGTTGCTCCAATACTAACTTCAACTAATGATTTAATTGCATTAAAATTAAATTTATTCAATGATATTACGGTTGATGCTACCGAAACTGTTGATGAATAATGTGATTCATATGCAGCACTTCTTTCATTTCCTGATAATTGGTCGGGCAATATGAATCTATACACTCCTTCACCAATAGATGTTGTGCCAAATCCAACTACCTTTGACCTAATGGTAACATTATTTGATGAATTATTGGTATATTTTAAAGATAAAATTCCGGAAGAAATCTCAGCTCCAAATG